TAAGCATCGAGTCGTCAGCTTTAGCAGGCGACTTAGCGATCTCCCAGAACTCGCTATCCACTTCCACCGAAATGTTAGTGGTCCAGTGCTGGGACGAATCCTCTTTGCACCTAAGGAACGCGCCGATCTGCGGATCAGCCCAATGCATCATTGCCATTCGAGCCGACCGGCGAACACCACCGGAGACAACACACTCGGCAATAGCGTGGTCAATCGCCATAGCGGACATGCCATCAATCGGATGACCCACGCAATCATCGAGGATTTCACCGACCTTGATCAGCATTGTTGCAAGCGAGGCAGGACCGGAAGCCGTACCGCCGAACGTCTTGAGGCGTGCGCCTGCGGCCCTGACGTTGGACACGTCGAACACCCGGTGATAGTGCTCGGTGTCCGGTCGGTGGTAAGCGTCCAACAGCTCGGCTAGAGCTGCCGCCCAGCCTTCGCGGGAGTCCTCAACAACGAAGGACCCAGCCCAATCGGAGGTGTACCGCTCGGACAGCAGTCCTGCCTTTTGCATCGGCACGTAATCCGGGTGCCCCGGATCGCAGACGATCTCGACCGAGTGGGGATGCTGGACAGGTGGATAATCGGCGAGGAATCGGTTGGAATAGTTGGCTCCAACTCCGCCCCCTTCCATAAGCCTCAGGAACGTAAAGGTGTAGTGATCCGTAACGCTTTCGCCCCAACCGGAGACGAAGCAGTTAAAGAGGAACTGGCGTCCCTTAACACCGGAGGCCCAGAGGTGCCTACCGGCAGGCAGGAGCTTGAACTCATAGATCATGTCGATGAGCTGTTCACGCTCGTACGGGAGATGGTACTTCTCAGGCACAAGCCCGAGGTTGCCATCGACCACACGCTCTACAGTTTCACGCCAGGTTTCCTTAGTGCCGTCAGGCTTAGGCCGCGAGTAAGTCCGTTCGTAAACGAGTTCTCCCGCAGGTCCCCATACAGGTTCAGTCAATTATCTATCCTCCTTGACGTATTTAACTCCGGGGCAACCGCCCCTATTAGTGACCCGCCAGGTGCCCTCGAATCCGACACCCTTCAACAGGTCAATCAGCTCGGTAGGGAAGATGTGAAACGTCTCCCCCGTTTCCGTGTCTCGGACACGAAACCGCCGACCCCAAGTTGTCCCGACGATTTCAAGCGTTCCCGTGAACGTGTCACCGGTCTTCACTTACTACCTCCGCAGTACATCTCTCGGTCCTCCTCGGACCAGTTCTCAGCTTTTGCCGGCTTCTCGTGTGGGAAGAGGTCAGGTGTCAGCCATGACCTGTACATCTCCATGCGCCCACCGCCGTTGAGTACGGCGTCAAAGAGGTTCACCATTCCGAATCCACCATCTTCGGCCTGGAGCCGGGTCCGTCGTCGTACTCGTCAACACGGGTCCGGTGAATTCGGTTCATCTCGTCGGTCAGCTTGGTAAGCGCACGACTTAGCTGAATCTTCTCGGAGTTGACCTTAGGGACTTCCCCGATCATGTACCGGGAGATGATCGACTCGTAATACCTGGGGTATTCGTCGGCCAGTTTCTCTACTCCAAGACCGAGGTCGATCCGAGCGTCTGAGAATCCGGTAGGTGTCAACATCTGAGACAGCAAGGTCTTAACGTCGTCCACCGAGTAGTAAAACTGACCTGAGAAGTGGTCGTAGTCCGTACGGGCATCAGATGCGATCTGGTGACCCATACCAAGAACAAACCGATACAGCTTGTCGTCCTCCATCACGAGGAGCTTCTTAGCTGTACCTGGACTCTCAAGTATCTTGAGGCAAATCTCCTGCTGTACGTCGTCAGCCTCCACCACGCCCGGCCACTGGAAAGCGACCGAGCGTGCTGCCTTACGGATCACAGGCATTAGCGGGTCAAGGGGAACTGTTTTCGTCAAGTTTCAGACCTCCCAAGTAACGCCGTTTACGATGAAACGGCCTGCGCTCATGGGCACCACCTGAGGCTGTACGTGCTTCCCGTCGATATTCAGGATGCCGAAACCCGACTGCCAATTTCCTGGACCCTCCTTGAGGTAACCAGCCTGTTTCATATCCATCAGATTGCCTACCTCCATTCCAGTTACCGTAGTGGTCTTAGGAGGGATACCGGTCGTTGCCGACCCGATTCCCTGTCGGTGAGTGTGGCCCATAACTACGGACTTACCGAGCTTCTTAGCTGCATTCAGCGCAGTGTTCCCGGCGATCTGTGACAGGCGGATGCCGCCTTTATGGCCGTGTGTGGAAACCCACCCCGGCGCAATGTCGTAGAACGTCGGAAGCTCCTCGATATCGAAATCGCTGAACCTCAGTAGTGACGCCATATCGAAAACGTCAGTGCCCGACAGCGCAGGCGCATACTTTTCCAGGTAGACGCGGGCTCGCTCGTCGTGATTGCCCTCGTGCATACCGATCTTGCGCTTGTATCCGCGCCTAAGCGGCTCCAGAACCTCAGTACAGAAGTTCTCTGCATCCTGATACACCGAGCCCTCGAATTCCGCTCGGGTGTCCTTAGACCACCGAGACGGCTGAGGCATGTCGAGCTGGTCACCGATGAATACAACCTCGTCAGGCTGAGTGGCGATGATGTAATTCACCACCGCTTTAACCTTTTTACGGTCGTGGTATGGAGCCTGGATGTCGCTGACGATTACCTTAGTTTCTGTCACCCATCCTCCTTAAGGGTGAAAGGTGCATATCTATCCGGCGAGCCCCGGTATTCTTCATCCCACGGCTCCCAGAGGTCGCCGTCATCAGGGCTGAAATGGGGCCCTTCACCACTAACGAACTTCCACAGATCACCCTCATTGTCCTCGTAAACCTTGTCCGGCTCCATGTGTGCCCACGTATTAACCTGCTTAGGTCCGTAGTACTTCCGCAGGATATTGAGCATTGTCTGCTGGGCCGAAGAGGAGTTAAGTTCGCGCTCCTCCTCGGTCAGCTTGTCGATAAGCCGGTTGAGGTAGAACCGAGCCTTCTTAAGGTCCTCGACACCCCCCTTGTGCTTATACCGCAGGATGTACTTACCGACCTGCCAAGCCAACGGATCATCCGGGAAAAACGCTTCGAGAACAGTGATGGCTTCCAGGCCGTTGGGCGAGATGTAGTGCGGGGGGTGGTTGACCATATCGACAGTCATTAATTACTCTCCTCGTCAATGAAGTACAGGAGCCGGAGCCTGTCGTCCGGCGTACCGAAACCGATGATTGGATTACCCCCGTCGTAATCGGATTCGATTACCGGGGTGGACTTAGCGCCAAGTCCTTCTACAACATATTCCCGCGCCTCGCGGTCCTCGGTGATATCGACCACCTTGAACTCGTCACCCTCAGTGAGGTTTCCCCTAAGGACCTCGATAACACGCTTACACGGCGCACAGCCTGGCTGGGTATAAACAGTAATCACTTGATCTTGACCCTTTCTAGAAACTCTTCCGCTCCGTATTTGTTGACCATCGAGTTAACATCCTCACCGGGAGGCATCGGAATTACCCGAGCGTTGGGCAGTGACTTACAGACAGCGGCTCCCACCTTCTCCCCCGCCGCGTCGCCGTCCTCCAGGACCAAGACTTCCCGGTACCCGAGAAGCGGTAGACGCCAGTACGGACGCCACGAGTCGGCACCAGGGATGCCTACAGCAGGTAGGCCAGCCGCCGTAGCGGCGATAGCGTCTAGCTCGCCCTCGGTGATAGCGATCCGGTCATTGCCGGTAATGAGTGCTTCCGTGTTGAACAGCCGGGGCCGGTCACCCGGCAAGGTCATGTACTTACCATGGCCTCGGTGCTCATGATCCTCGATGCACCTAAACCTGATCGACGCCACAGTCCGTGGAGCGCCCTTGATGGGCGGCGTCCGCATATACGGGATAGCCAAGAAACCTTGGTACTTCTCATGACCAAGGGCGGGGTCGGCTACGTATCCCAGCACGTACTTGTTCGCCGTCTCCAGCGGAATCCCGCGCTTCTCCAAATACTCTTGGGCGGGTGACCCGTCGAGACTTTCGTAGTACTTCATCGTCGCATCCCGGAGAAAGCGACGCTGCGATTCGGAAGGCATCGCCATTAGACTTATTCTCCTGTTTCCTAATGATCGCTACCGCGTCACCCTTAACCCCACACCCGTGGCATTTGAAAGCGTTTAGCTCATAGCTCACGGATGCAGACGGGCGAGTCTCCGCATGGAAGGGGCACAGGCACGAATTCCAAGTTCGATTACCCGTGCCCCTTGGTGCTTTCCACTCAGGGAAATAGCGGTGGATGACCCGGACGATCAGAGGATCGTCCTCAGCCATACCTCAGATGCGCTCCAGGCCCCGGAGAATGGCCTCCAGCACCTCGCCGAACTCCTCGCCGTCCAGCTCGGCCAGCTCGCTGCCGCCCGGCGCGATCTCCTCGCCCATCACCGGGAAGAAGACACCCAGCACCGAGCGCCGCAACGACTGAACCCAGCCACCGAACGGATCATCCGCAGAGGTGAACAGAAGGTCGCCGTTGTCGTTGAGACGGATGTAGAACGCGCCCGTGATCTGGTCGCGGTAGATGCTGCCCTTAATCAGCTCATCGGTGTTGTTGAGCGCCAGGGCGAACGGGCCGCTGGTGTCGAAATCAGCGGACGCCGCCTCCACGTCCTCGGAGTAGATACGAATCCTCTCGTCCTGAGAGACACCATTCTTACGGGTGTTGAGGCCCGGCTGGACCAGGATGTCACCATGACCGTTGACGGTGTAGATATCACCGTCGGTGTCGATGTAGGTGCTGTGGGCGGCCATGGCGGTGATGGAGGAAACGGTGGTGATCATATTTTGTGCTCTCCTAATTAGTTGGAGTATTTGTTAGGCAGGGAAGGTCACCGAATGACGGTGAACGGACCCTCGATGTAGTCGTCGATGTAGTCGGCTTCAATCCAGATGGACGACCAACCCGCAAGCTCATCGGTAGGGTCAGGGTGTCGCCAGCGCCAGCCCTCGCGGTCGTCGCCCCTGTAGGGGGCATCGCCGTACTTCCACTCGTCACCGCAGCGGTCGCGGTAGATGTGGTCTCGCGGAGCATCCGACAAGCGGGTCACCACGTCGCCCGGCTTGAGCACCTTCTCGACGTGGCGCTTGATAACCTCCTCGATTTCCTTGCTCAAGGCTTCGATGTCGATGCTCACCGTGAGGTTGATCGTGTTAGTCATTTGCTACCCTTCGTGGTCGGGGACAATTCGATCCCCGATAATCGCTAGAGCCGGTGGTGAGTCGAGATAATCAATCGCTCGACTAAACGCGAGCACGTCATCTCTTAGGTGGCCTAGAACGTCTCGGTTGCATTTCTGGCACAACAACCCTCGTACGCGGCCCGTAGCGTGACAATGGTCAACGCTTAGCTTCTTACGCGCCCCTGTCGCTCTCTGACAGATCGCGCATTTCTTACCTTGGGACTCATAGATTGCCCAGTATTCCTGGGGTGTTAGATCGTACGTCTCCTTAATGTGTCGTTCCCACGAGTAGTTACGCCGGTTGAGTCGGCGGGCTCGTCGGTGAGTAGCGCAGAGCGGAGGCTTGCCGGTTACCTTGCGTCGATTGGTTAAGCCTTCTTTCACACAATCGAGACAGCGAATTGTTTGTGTCAAGTTCGCCGCCTAGAAATCTCGGATTTGCATCCGCGACCCGTCAAAGACTAGTTCGGCGTAGGTCATCCCTGACGCATCCATTTTGCCGTTTCGATTCTTGACACAGGACACCAAGAGCTTGTCGAATCCGAACTCGACCGCTTGCCTAAACAAGGTGATGATCAGCTCAGGGACTC